TCCGCCTCCTGCGCCGCCCGCGAGAACGCCCGCTGTAAATTTCGCGCGGCGACTGGCCGACCCTACGCCGTTGATTCCAGGTCCGGCAAGCAGTCCAAAACCGCAGCCGCGGACCAACGCGCTAACAGCGTACAACACGTATGGCGCGGCAGGTCGCGACCTGGAGAACCAGGCGCTTGCGCAGGCCGCGCCTAGTGCGCCCAAGCCACCGGCGAACGCGACTCGCGCCGTAGATTTGGCTCGGCGACTGGCGGACCCGCGGCCTTTGATTCCGAGGCCGCCCATCAATCCGCAAACCAGCGCCTTGAATGCGTACAACACGTATGGCGCGGCAGGTCGCGACCTGGAGAACCAGGCGCTTGCGCAGGCAACAGCGCCGCCGCCACCCGCGGCGCCGCCTACGCCGATTCAGCAGGAGCTGCGCGCTCGGCAGACAGCGCTCGCGGAAGCCCGCGCGCGAAGTGAAGCGGCGGCCCGCGCCGAATCGGGCGACTGGTGGGCCAACCAGCTATCCGCCACCGACTACCTGACGGACGGTGGTGCGCGTTCCTTTGGCGAGAACGTGGCGTATCCCGCGCGGCAGGCGGTTGGGCAGGGCGTGGGCGCTGTTTCTCAGACTTTGAAAAACCAGGGCGTTCGCGGCGCCGGTCTTAGCAACACGATCAACTCTGGCATTGGCCAGTGGGGCAAGTGGCTCACGTCGCCGTGGAGCGCGCCCAAGCCGTTTACAGACGCCGAGCTCAAGGATTACCGCGCGCTGCAGGCGGCGAATACGCTGGGCGAACGCCGGATGACGCCTGAAGAGTTGTCGCGGGCGTCGGCCTACGATGAGCGGCAACGCGCGTTGAATCAGGAAAGAGTTCGCCAGGACTACTGGGATACCTATTCGACGCAGGCTGTGAACGATTCCGACAAGGCGTTTGCTACGGCGAAAGAAGTCACCGATATGCTCGATCGGGGCGACAGCTTCGACGGCGTCAAGGCCGAGATCGTCAAGAGTCCAGGCGGCCAGCAACAGGTCGCCACTGTTCCCGTAGACCCGATTCTCCGGGAGAAGCAGCGGCTGAACGAGCAGGCGGGCTACAACGAGTCGCCCTCGACGCTGGGCGCGCTCAGCAACGTCACGTATGGCGTAGGCGACGCGGCCTCGCAAGCGGCGCCGGGCATGATGGCGCTCAGTGGTGTGGGCACTGCAGCTAACACGGTCAGAGCGCTCAATGCTGCGCGGGCAGGTGGCGCCATGGCCGGACTGAATACGGCTGCAAACAGCGCCAACATGTTCAACCCGGCGGTGACGTTGAATCCGTTGAACGTCACAACGCTGCCTGGCGCGTTGGGGTACGGCGGCGCGATGATTGGCGGGGCAACCGCGGCGCCTGGTCTTGCGGAAGCCTTTGGCTCGAACGACGCGCAGCAACAAATGGATGCAGGCGCGGGACTGTTTAACAATAGCTTGACAGGCGGATTTTTGGGGACCGCCGCCGGGTCGCTCGCGCCCGCCGCGCTTGCTAATCGCGTCTATCCTGCCACCGCGGCCGCGACGCAGGCGACTACCGCAGCGGCGCCCGCGAGCAGCCTGCTGAATCGGGCGGTTGCCACGGCCGCGCCGCCTGTTGCCGTGGGTGCGGCGGCCGGGTATGCCGACGGCGCGCGCAGAGACGCGCAAATGCAGGCCGACGACCAGGCGAGCGAGGTAGAGCCTAACGCGCAAGCGATTGCCGAGCAGCAGCAACAGCCAGGCGCAGCCAGCACTCTGGACATGGATCGCATTTCGCCTGCGTTTGCGGGCGCTGCTTCCAGGGTCAATGCAGGTAAGGGAACTGGCCAGGTCGGAACGCCGGTGATGGGGCGACCTGATCTTGGGCAGCAGGGCGTCGTTCGGACCGAAGAAGATTCGGATTTTTACAACTGGATGCAGAGCAGCGACGCTTATCGCACGCCTGACGGCAAGCCGGGCGCGATCGAGACGCAGGCGCTTGGCGCGGGCCAGGCAGCGTACAACGACGTTTTCCAGAAGACAGGCAGCAAGCAACAGGCGCTCGAGGCGCAGCAGGTGGCTTACGCGCAGACGTACACCGGCGCGTATCGCAAAGATCAGTCCGCGCAGTATGAGACCAGCGCGCAGCAGCTTGAGAAGCTGTTTGGCGACAACGCACCGCCCGAGCAGATTCAGACGCAGGCGCAGAAGACGATGCAGCATCTGGTGCGCTCTGACCCGCAAAACGCGGAGCAGGTTAAGCAGTACACCCAGTGGCTCGATGCGCAGCAACGCGGCGAGCCGGTCGATAATCCTGCGGCCGTGGCCACCGATGAGGCCGCCCGCAAGAGCTTTGCTGCGCAGGCGGCGAAGGCCGCGCCTGCTGCAGGTGCAGCGCAAAATGATCCCAACGCGTTCGGTCAGTACATGGGCGGGATCATGGACCAGTTCAACAATCTGCCCACTGAGGCCAAGGCGGCGATCGGCATCGGCCTGCCGCTGGCGCTGGTGGGAATGCTCATGAATGCTTCCGGCGAGGGCGGCGGGCTGGACGGCATGTTATTTACGGTCCTCGGCCTGGGCGCTGCCGGTTTGGGCGCTGCCGGTTCAGGCATGCTTGGCGACGGCGCACAGCAAATGGTCGGCAGCGGAATCGGCGGCCTGGCCAAGCTTTTTGGCGCGAACATTCCCAAGGACGGCGTGGACCTCTCGGCGCTTCTGTCCAAGGACGTCGTGGGGGACATCACCGCGCAGGCAGGCGGAGGCGGCGTCGGCGGCAAACTTAACGCTCTCTGGAACCTGGCCTCGGGCAACGCCGACGTCGAGGGCAAGCTGAAGCAGGTCGATCAGCTCAAGCAGCTCACCAGTCTGCCGAGCTTCATTGCCATTCCGATGTTGCGCTCGCTCGACCCCAAAAACATCCAGACGGCCGAGCAGGCGCAGCTGGCGTACAACAACGCCATGAAACTTCGTCAGCAGCTCGACGACCCGAAATCGCAACTGGCGCAGATGATTAATCAGGGGCGGCAACTGGTAGACTCTAAGAAGCAACTCGCCGCCGGTGTCGACAAGGCCAAAAGCTGGGCCAGCGATGGTTGGAACAAGGTTGTAGGCGCATTTGGAGGATAACATGTCGAACTTTCGCGAACTTTACACGCAGTGGGCTGAGAAGCAGGCGGCCGTTGAGCTCGCCATGAAGGCTGCGCGCTGCTGGTCCGGTTACGAGCCGGTGCCGGGTAAGGCGCCTTACAGCGAAGACTCCTGCCGCCCGGTCGGCAGCAAGAAGAAGAAGGAAAAGACTAAAGAAAAGAAGGCCGCCAACTCGGCTTTCCCGGCCTCCGGTCGCCCGACGATGACGCAGATGGCGCCGAAGCCTGCCGGTGCGCCGGTAGCCAAGCGTGTTTTCCCCACGAACTACAAGTACCACTCGGAAGGCCAAGCGGCAGCGGACGCTGCCGCAAAGAAGCGCGGGCAGAATATGCCCGCTCCGGTCAACACGGTGGTCAAAGGTTCGTCGGTGCGCGCCGCCGTGAAGTGGGCGGCCACGACCGTCTACAAGCTCACCGAGAAGAAAGATGAGCCCGTGGTTAACGGCGCGAAGCCGTCGCACGAGTGCTCGAAGCAGGTCGAGGTGAAGCGCCCCGAGCCCAGCAAAAGCGAAGACCTTCGGCCCGAGGAAGTGCAGCCGAGCAAGTCGTAATAGATATCTTTCCCGCCTGCCACGGAAAGGAATCCTGGCGTCATGCGGAAACAACCAGCGCGGGCCGCGGAAAAGAAAACCGCTGAGAAAGCCCGCCGCCGACAAGAGCGCCAGCAAACCCGCGAACAGCAGGTGCGCCAGCCGCTTGAAATCACCTGGCGCACGCCAGCCCAGAAGTCGGCCTGGGAAGCGTTGGAAAATAACCTCGTCACGTTTCTTCTCGGCTCTGCCGGTTCCGGCAAGACGTTTCTCGCAATGGCGTACGCGCTGAATGCCGTACTGACCAACCAGGTCGAAAAGATCGTGCTCACCCGGCCGATCGTCGAGGCGGGCGAGAAGCTGGGCTATCTCCCGGGCACCTTTGGCGAGAAGGTCAACCCGTACATGCAGCCGCTGTACGACGCCATGGACGCCCTGGTCGGCAAGCAGTCGGCCAAGCGGGAGCTGATCAACAAGGCCGTGGTGCTGGCGCCCTTGTGCTACATGCGGGGTCGCACGTTCAACAACGCCATCTGCGTCTTTGACGAGGCCCAGAACGCGACCTACGGCCAGCTCAAGCTGTTTCTGTCGCGCTTCGGCGAGAGCAGCAAGATGATTATCACAGGCGACCCGCAGCAGTCCGACCTGCCGTTCTCACCGCCTCCGCTCAAAGAAGTCGTTGGTAAGCTGGAGAAGGCCAAGAACATTACGGCGATACAGTTTGCCAACAGCGACGTCGTACGGCATCCGATCGTCTCGACCATTCTGGAACGGTTGTAGTTTCGCTTGACCTATACACGGGTCGCGCTACACTCGTGCCACCGCGTGAATTCGTCGCGCGGCCGCAGGAGGCGTTATGTCGGCAACGGCGTGCCGGTACGAGACAATTGCGGTTGAGTTTACGCAGGAAGAACGAAAGCTGGTGGCGCATCACGCAGAGCAGGCCAGGCTGCCCGTGGGTCGCTCGAAGATCTTCACAGGCAGCCCCGACCAGCTTGCCCTGCGCGAGCAGGAGCGCGGCGAAAACCAGTACGTCGGCATGGGCGTCGAGGCGGCGCTTTCGAAGTGGGGCGACTTCCTGGGCGCGGGCGGTTTCAACGCTTTCGTAACGCGTCGCGAGCTGCGCAACCAGAACAAGTTCGCCGGTGACAACGGCGTGGACTGTTATCTGCTCGACGGCAAGGTTCCGGTCGACACCAAGGGCTCCGAGCCGCCCAAGGGCTGGGTCTTTGACGAGGACACGGCGATGAAGCTGTGCCTGACCCACGAGCGCGACATGCCGCTCGAAAAGATGCGCGACATCGTCTACGTGTTTGGTCTGACCGAGCGGGCCCACGGCGAAGAGTGCCTGGCGCCCTACGTCGTGCTCCTGGTGGGCTGGCTTTACGGCCACGAGCTGCATGGTCGGGAGGACCGCGCGTTTCTTAAAGGGTGGTCGGCCGAGGGGCGTTCGCTCCGCAAGATGCACACGCTGCAGGGCTGTTTGCAGGCCAAGCTGCCCGTTGCGCCCGTTATCGAGACGGCATAGACTTTTCGTGACGGTTCTGCCCCACACGGAGGACATATGCGGGAGAGGCGCAGGGAGGCGGTCCCGAGCTGGCCGCGGTCGTCACAAGCGATCGCGCCGCGACGGAAAGAGTACTTGCGGGAGCGGCCTTCCGAACCGGGCCGTGTCTGTACCCCATCGGGCAGCCGGGGTGCCGGGATGCTGCGGAAAGATATCTTTTCGCGCTTAACGCTGGTTGCTGGGTTTCCAACGCCGTCCGAGCGCCTCCTTCGCCCCAACGACACACGAGCACAAGCAGGACGCGAGCGGTCCTGCTGCCAGCGCCCAGCCCGTTTTCTTGGAGTCACGCAATGAAGATTGAACAGTTTCTGGAATTGATGAACGAAGACCTGATGCGCGAGTGGACGCATCTGAAGTTTTATCTTTACCACGCCAGCGCCGTGACCGGCCTGCATGCCGTTGAGTTTCGCGAGTGGCTCACCAGCGCAGCCAAGGGCGAGCTGGAGCACGTTCAACAGTTTCTGGACCGGCTGTTTGGCTTGAGCTATCAGCGCCCAGCGCAGAGCTCGCACGATTTTCCGCGGCTCCTCCTGCCCGCCGACATCCTGGCATACGCGGCCAAGCTGGAAAACGAAGTCGTCGTGAACTACACCGAGCGGCTCAAACAGCTCGAACTGCTCGAGCATCCTGCGGCGGCGTACCTGAAGGTGTTTTACGAGGATCATCTCCAGGACAGCTTCGAGGATTGCGAACGCATTCTGCGCATGCTCAACGGCGAGGTTGGCGAGGCGCATATCCGCCAGTATCGGTATATTCCCAAAGACTAAATGTTGCTGATAGAGGGAGCGCACATGCGCGTGCTTGCTTTAACAGTGTCGGATCGCGTTTTCTTTTCCGGCACGCTGGCCGCAGTTAACTCGCTGTTGCACTATTCTGCGAACTGGCCTGCTGATTGGGTGTTGGATATCGCTGTTGTTTCAAGTGGCGAATACAACGAAGCGCTGACCGCGCCGCAAATAAACATGCTGACTCGCGGCGGCGTGCAGGTCTACAAACACACGGACTTTACAGCGCCTGGCCGCGTTCTAGGCGCCTGGCAGCTAAAAGCGTACGCAGCAAATGATCTCGCGCAACGCAATCAACACGCCGTTATTATCGGGTTTGATTCGGATCTTTTGTTCGCATCAGACGTGCGCGACGTTGTGACTCAGTGTCACGCGGACGGCAACTTTTGTGGCGGCGAAGACGGAAAAGGCGCGACTTACACCGCAGAATACGCCGCGTACGGAATTCCGGCTGGGTTGTCTGCTCCGTACATGTCGACGTCGTGCTACTTTTGTCCGCTCACCGATACCAATAAACACATCCTGCACGAGTGGGCGGAAAAAACGAATACGGCAAAATATGGGCCGCAAACAACTAAGGTCTATGCCGGGCACGGTGATCAGGGCGTGCTGAATGCCGTAATTGCGGCACACACGCGCGCCGTTAATGTCGTGCTTTTACCAAATGCGCTGTGGAGTCAGCACTGGCGCTACGAAACAGATGTTGTTGAATGGGACGGGCAGCATCTTGTTAACTACACGGCAAGCAAACAGCCAATGCGAGCGTTGCATTGCGGCGGCAGTGATAAATTTTGGACACCAGCGCATTCGGCGCGCCGACTAAACGGCGGACAAAGTCAGCGGTGGAGCTACGCGCACTTTTTACGTTTCTTCCACTTTGGCCCGTTGTCGGTATGGGACATCGATCCGTTGATGGTGATTCCTGCCGAGCATCTGCATCTTTTTTCAGACGTTTTAAACTACCATCAGTTGATTTTTGCTATGGCGCCCGACGTGCGGAAGAAGTGGGCCGCATTGAGCTCGCAGTGGCTAGATCGCGCCATTTCTTCCGAAAAGGTTCGGCGCGCCATGTCTTTGCACGCCGACGGAAATGGTTCGATGAACGTCTATGTAGAGTTGGCGCGTGAGCTTTCGGCTGGCGGCACGTTAGTTGAAGTGGGTTCTTTTTACGGCGGCTCTGCAGTAACAGTTGCCGCTGCCACGCGTCATAACAACGTGCGTGTCATCTCGGTCGAATCGTTCACGGGCAATCTTGACAATACTGTAGATGGGTTACCGCTTCCCGCAATTACAGAATATGTGCGCAATGTAAAGCAGGTATGGCCGTACCTAAACATTGATACGGTAGCTCTGCCGGGGCAATTAGCGGCCGACATGTTCGAAGACAATTCTTTGGACATGGTATTTATTGACGGTGACCACTCAACGGCTGCCGTCCTGCGCGATATTGCAGTGTGGTGGCCAAAAGTTGCGCTCGGGGGCGTGCTGGCTGGCGATGATTACAGTTGGCGTACAGTAGCGGCTGCAGTCAAAGAACGGTTTCCGCACGCGTCAAATAAGCACTCGGTGTGGTGGGTGAAAAAATGACCGTGGCGCCCCGCAAAATCATTTTTCAAAACTGGCAAAGCCCGGGCGACATCGTGATGCTGCTGTTCGCGCTCGACAGCCTGCATCGTAGCTATCCGGATGTGTTTATCACCGACGTGCGCTGCACGGCGCGCGAGATCTTCCACGGCAGTCCATTTATTACGCCGCTTGACGATAACGAAGAGGGCGTAATGGTCATCAAGGCCGAGTACCCCTCAATTCACCGTAGCAACACGCACCCGGTGCGCTTCGTTACCGCCTTTGCCGAGCACATGGAACAGCGCCTCGGCGTGCGAATTCGACCGGGGCCGTTTCATAGCGTGGTGCACATTACGGCAGAAGAAGAACGCTGGGTTTCCGCGGTGCATGAGGTTCTCAAGCGCGACGTGCCGTACTGGATCATCAACGCGGGGCACAAAAGCGATTTCACGGCGAAGGCCTGGGACTTCGAGCGCTACCAGGCGCTCGTCGACCGCTTTCCTGAGATCTGGTTTGTGCAGGTTGGTTCGCCGGAGCACACGCATCCGCCGCTGACAGGCCCTAACGTACTTAACTTCGTGGGGAAAACCGACACGCGACAGCTCATTCGGCTCGTGTGGCACTCCTTCGGCGTTATTTCTGGCGTCAGCTTCCCGATGCACCTCGCCTATGCTGTGCCGCCGCATCCGCGTTTTAATCGCAAAAGCCGCGCCAATATCACGATCGCCGGGGGTCGTGAGCCTGCACACTGGGAGGAGGGCCCGAACCACCACTATCTGCACACCTGCGGTATGCTGCCCTGCTGCGACATGGGCGGTTGTTGGAAGAGTCGCGTGGTGCCGCTTGGCGACGGCGACGGGAAAGACAACAGTCTGTGCGTATCGCCGGTGATGCTTGGCAGCGGCCAGTGGATTGGTCGTTGCATGGAAATGATTAGCGTGGATGACGTGGCCCGGGTTATTGAGAAGTACATGACCAACCTCGAGTACGAACCAATATCGTGAATGATTTCAGCTGGACGACCGCCCTGACGGTGTTCGTCGTGTACGTGTTCTTTGACATCCTCTACGCTCTTTACGTTTTGTGCGTCAGCCGCAAACAAGCGATGTCTGCTAGCTTGATCAGCTCTGTGCTGTACAGCCTCGGCGCCTACGGGGTAATGAACTACCTGCATAACCCCTGGTACCTGATTCCTCTTGCGTGCGGCGCTTTCCTAGGCACGTACGTTGCCGTGAAGTACATGGGAGACCTGCACGCATGACGCCGCGCCGCTCGACGACAATTGGGTTGGATTTTGACTGCACGTTTACCTCAGACATCGAGTTCTGGCGGCTATTCGTGCAACTTTGCGTCAAACGCGGGCACCAGGTCGTGCTTGTTACGGCGCGACACGACACGCCCGAGAATCACGCATTGGTGCGCGATGTGATTGGGGGGCCGACGCTCTTGCAGCTGGCGGGCGTGGTGTTTACGAGCCGCGGACCCAAGCGGCCGCATGCGACTGAGCGCGGATTTCAAATTGATATCTGGATCGACGACTTGCCCGAGTTTGTTGGTAACGCCAGCCTGGAACTGCTGGAGGTGATCAAGAGCCAGCAGTCCATCCACGAAACGCTGCCCGTGGTGCAGATCGGCGCCGTTGACCCTGACGCAGTGTGGCAGCCCGATGCAGAGTGAAACTGTTTATCTCCTGCTGGCCTTTGCGCTGGGCTACCTGACCGGCCGGGCGGATTCCCTGTACCGCGCGCTGTGGGACAAGTTTGGCTCTTCGCCGAAAACCGGGTTCTTCGCCGAGCAGACTCAACCGCCGCGGCCGCAGCACAATGGCCAGCCCGCGCCAAAGATATCTATTGACGAGCGCAAGGTCGTCTCAGAGATCAGCACGGCGGGCATCGCCAAGTCCGACGCCGCCGCCAGCGAGCTTGGGACGAAAACGGTACAGTCTGATAACATCGACGCGTCGGTGAGCAAGCTGGCGCAACTCAAAGGGAGATAATCATGGCCAAGGGGCTCGACGTCGGTACTTCTTTCGTGGTCCTGGCCAGCGACGCCGCTGACGGCGCGGTGGTTTACAAGGATTTTCGGGACGCGTTCTACACGATCAAGCCCTCGAGTCCCGTGGCGCTGAAGATGATTGAGAAGGGCCTCGCCGGGCGGGTGTTCGTCAAGGACGCCGACGGGACGTTTATCCTGCTCGGTCAGGACGCCATCGAGAAGGCCGTCGAGCGCAACGACTCGGCCAAACGACCCATGCACCGCGGCGTGGTCTCCGCCAAGGAGAAGGACGCCAAGCGGATCCTGGCCTACATCCTGAAGGAAGTCGCGGGCCAGGCCAGCGAGCCGGGCGAGAAGCTGGTGTTTTGCATTCCCGCCCAGCCGGTGGACCAGGAGGACGAGGATTTCGACGTCGGCTACCACGAGGACGTTGTCAAAACCATCCTCGCCGAGTGCGGCTACGAGGCCCGGGCGATCAACGAAGCCGAGGCCTTGTGCTACTCGGAGCTCGAAAACGACGACTACACCGGCGTGGCTTTGTCTTGCGGCGCCGGGATGGTGAACTGCTGCGTGATGCTCAACGGCGAGCCCACGGTCATGTTCAGCACCACCAAAAGCGGCGACTGGATCGACCGGATGACCGCCGTGGCCACCGGTGAGCCCGACTCGGTTGTTCAGGCCGAGAAGGAGCACGGGGAGTTCACGATCGGCCAGCCCAACGAGAACCCGATCCTGGCGGCCGTTTCGAGCTACTATGAGCGACTTATCGACTACACGACCAAGCAGCTCGCTGCCGCTATGACTGGGCACAGGCTGCTTCCCAAGTTCAAGAATCCGCTGCCGGTTGTTATCGCAGGCGGAACCAGCCAGGCGAACGGTTTTGTGCCGCGGTTTCACGAAAAGCTCGCGGAGAACGGCTTTCCGCTGGCGCTGAAGGAAGTACGACACGCCAAGGATCCGCTGCACGCGGTAGCCCGCGGGTGCCTGGTAGCCGCCAAAATCCTGTGAGCAATGAGCAACCCGGCTGTCGACGATATTGAACAGCGGTTGCGCGCGCTTCCGTACGGCGCGCCTGAAACCGGTGAGCTGCATTTGGCGTTGGCGCAAAATGCAGACAGTCTGGACAGGCTGGTCGGCTGCAATTTCGCGCCGCTCGTGATTCCGCCGCGCCATCCGGGTTGGACGTTCAAAAATCCGAGCATTGCACGGAATCCGGCGGGCGGCTACTACTGTGCGCTCCGGTACTCGTCGTGGCCGCTGATTCGCGGCTTTGCGTCACACTCCGAGTTGGCGGTGGCGACGCTGAATGATTTGTTAGAGCTTACCAGCGTTCAGTACGTTTACCCGCTCGCGCGCGAAACTATAGTGCCTGTTTTTGCGGCTTTCGGACCAGAAGACGCGCGGTTGTTTCGGGTGTACGACCGCTGGTTTGCTACGGCCTCGTTTCGTGACGTGCCGGAGTGTGCCGCAACGCCGCAGTTCTACTACTGCATGGGGTTGATGTCTTTTGACAATAACTTTAATTGGACTCAGCTTTCGATTCTTCCAGGCCGCGTACCGCAATCTGAAAAGAACTGGATGCCGATTGAGGGCGAGTTATCGTGGCTCTACAGTCCGTTTAATACGTTAAAGTGTCGCGTTCAACACGAAGATCAAAAACTGGTCTACTCGCCGCCGCTTGCCACCCCGCCCGACTTGCAGTTCGCCCGAGGCGGAACACAGATCGTCGCCATTAATCAGGACTACTTGATCGGCATTATTCATGAAACGATTATGAACGTCCCGGATGCCGAGACGCGCGAGCACGGGTGGCGGCGCGCCTACGTACACCGGTTTGTTCTGTATCGGCGCGAGCCGTTTTGCGTTGCGGCGCTCTCTCCGCCCTTCCATTTTTTGACGCAGTGCAGCACCGAGTTTGCCGCAGGTCTCGCCTACAAAGACGGCAAACTGATTGTTTCCTTCGGGCACCATGACACGTCCAGCTGGCTGGCCGAGGTCCGCCTGGCTGACGTTCAACGTGTTTTGCGGCCCGGTGCGTCGTCGTAACGGTTGCGTATGTTAAAATAGGCCTGCCGCGGTCAACGCAGGGTTTTTTATGCGCAGCTGGGATTTTTTTGACACGCTTTTTGGGCGGGCTTGCGGCGAGCCGTGGCGCGTGTTTGAGCTCATGGGCGGCGAAGAGTTTAAGCATTTTCGCCAACAGGCTGAGCAAAAAAGCGACAAGACGTTTGCGGGGATTTATCGGGAACTTCGGCAAATTACAAATTGGCCGCGGGAGCGCGTAGACACACTGCAGGCAGAAGAGTGGGAGTGGGAGCGGCGGCTTTCCTTTCCGATCTTTGAAAATGTACGCGACGTCAAATCGGGTGATTTGATCATCACTGACACTTATTTTGACGCGCAGCAGGTTCGCGAGTTGGCAGACTGCATTCAGTTGCCCGCTGTAGACATCATTGCAACGTACGGCGGAAAACATCACGGCACAGTTTGGAAAAATTTGCGCCGGTCGTCGCGCAAAATTGCAACACACACAGGCGATAATCGCCACGCAGACTATGACCAAGCGCGCAAACACGGTTTTACGGCAATAAACTATCGCGCAGGTAGTTTTACGGGGCTTGAAAAAACTTTGATTATGGCGGGGCATTGGGACGTTGCAGGCTTAGCGAGAGCCGTGCGACTCCAAAACCCGCACCGGTCTCCAAGCTTGTTGTGGGGCGCGTGGAACAAACAGGCGCAGTACAATATTCCGTTCCTGTTGTTGTGCGCAGCAAAATTACGGCAATATGTTGCCGATAACAATCACCAGCATGTTTGGTTTTTGTCGCGCGATACATGCCTGCTGCAGCGCGTTTTTATGGCGCTGTACCCCGAGGTTCCCGCGGAGACGTTCTACGCTAGTCGCCAGACGTATACGCACTCGTCGGAATCTTTTATTACCTATGCGCGCGCCGCAATCAACAAACCACGCCCGTTGTTTGTAGACCTTCAGGGCACCGGCAAAAGCGCGGCTGAATTTATCAACAAAACCCAAATTGCCTTGCCGTACCTGTTTTGCGCCATACCCAGCACGCTGGCCGCTTTTACGCCAGCATTGTATCGATTGAACTTTATCGGCACTGAGTTAGAAGTCTTCAATTACGATGTTCAAGGGCGGGTAATTGACGTGTTTGATGGGCAGCCTGTGCGTGCGGCGCTGGAATACGATAAGAAAATAGTGCAGGCAAGCCACGCCGCAGTGGACTGCCTTTTGAAGCACATTTTTCGTTCGCCCGGAGCGCCAAGCAATGAGTTAATGGACATGTTGTTCCGGCATGTCCGCCGTCATGCGCCGCGAGAGTTGCTTAAACAACACCAGGCGCATCATCCATTTATTCAATCAAAGGATTGAGTGTGGACTACAGTCAGATTCCGGCGTTTTGTGTCAATTTGGCGGCGCGCGCTGACCGCTGGAGTCAAGCACAAATCGAATTTGCGCGTATTGCGTATCCGGTTACGCGGTGGTTTGCGGCGCATTATGCGCAGTCGCCTTATCCGGGTCTTTCTACTGGCGCCGCCGGGTGTCTAGACAGCCACAAGGCGCTCTGGCGGCATTGTCTCAATGAAAACCTAGATATGATTGCTGTTTTTGAGGACGACGTCGTCTTTTCAAGTGATTTTGCCGCCGTGTTTCCACTGGCCGCGGCCGAACTACCGGAAGATTGGGACGTTTGGCACCTCCACTCGTCAAAAGTGCCGCAGTCGGGCGCAGGCAAGTACCTCGTGCGCGCGCGCAACAAGCTTTGGGGCACGCACGGCTATCTAATCCGCCGCCGCGGCTGCGAAAGGGCGCTAGCGCTGCCTGACGACGTACCGGCGGACTACCGCTTGAGTGAATACCTGGATCAGCGGGGCGGGCAGGTGTACGCCACCCGGCAAGAACATGCCCTCGCGTTTCAACAGGGAGACGACTCCGACATTCCCCGTACGGCGCAGCTTGAGTTTTGGCGCGAACAGCGTCAACGATTTTGTCGTTGAAACAATCCTTATGGGGCTAGGCACGCGCAGCATCTTGCGCTATTTGTAATGCTGCCCGCTCGCTGCGTCCTTTGACAACCTGGTTTTGCGCTCGTCTGTTAAGACGTGATAAATTGGTGTTTACGGGCGAAAGTCCGTAAATACCGCGAGTTGGTCGTGGTGGCCGACTGGTTAGGTGCTATTTCGGGCTGCATGGATGCACCCGGGGTAGCTGGATCCGTGGTCAGAGCATGACGTGAACACGGTCGGAGGCGCGGTGAATGCCACACGGGGCGAAAATATGCCTTTGTAAGTCACCGCTTAACCCCGGTTCGCCGGGGTCGGACCTGTGGGTAGGGGATCCCAGGAGCTTGCGGTATACCAACAGCACTCTTATCGCGCCGGGAGCCAGCGGGATGTTTATGGACCTGACTCATCCAATCTGGGTATTTCTCAGCGCCTTTGGAGTGTCGTCTTTTGCGGGTCTGGCCACGTACTTGCGCTTTTCGCGTAAAATGACGCGGCTTGGGTTATTTAGCGCCATGTTAAACGCGGGCTGCCTGGGCCTGGCCATTGCGCTGTTCTGGTATGAACACTACCGGGATTCGGAGAACATTTACGGACTGATCGGCATCTGCGTGTTCGCTGGAATGAGCGGCTCAGCGGTGACCGACGTTCTGTGGTCGATTTTGTCGGGCGCCGGAATCAAGGTAAAAATCACGCACGAGCACAACAGGAGTAACGAAGATGACTGACCGTAAACTTCGACACACGCTCTCCGCCGCTGCCTGGGCCTGCACGCTGTTGTGGTCGCTTGCTCTGCTGTCGTCTGCCATGGCTGTTTCGAGCCACGCGCGGGCGATTGCGGGCGCGCAGACCGAAACACGACCGCAACCATGACTTTTTTTGCCGCCATGATGCTTGAATCGCCTTCTGGAAAGCGGCGCAGCTTTGCGGCCTGGTGGGCCGTAGCCGCGTCGATTCTTTGCGCCCTCCTGCTCTGGCGGTACGCCGCCGCCCTGAACGCTCGCGAGAGCGAGCTGGTCAAGATCATTAACTACTCAGCGGACGCCGTGATCGTCTGCGACCGCTCCGGCAAAGTGTTGTTCGCCAATGACGCCGTTTGGGCGATCACCGGCTATACCGAGCGGGATTTGGTAGACCACGGCTTATCACAACTCATTCCAGATTACCTGCGCGACCGGCATCTCCAGGGCCTGGATCGCGCCAGGACGAAAAGCGACCGCGGCGTTGAAGGCATTCATTACCGCGCCGTCTATCCGGTGCTGCGCAAGCAAGGTTCCCCAGTCATGTGCCTGGTAAGCGTAGGCAGCGTGCTTCATTTCGGCGGGCCGCAGTTTTTTGCGTTTATCACGCCGATCGCCAACCTGCCGGAAGAAGAAGAAAAAAAGCCCGCAAACTCGGCTGATCTGTCAGTCATTCCGCCCTCGGATCTGAATTGAGGCGCTGGCCATGGACGGCTTTTCTATTCTCGATCCTTTGGCGTGGGACCCGGCGGCTATCAAGCTGCACCCCGCCTACGTCGCTGGCAACACGGCGGCTTGCCTGTCGAAGACCGGCGCCGCCAACGGCACTAACCACTATCTGGCCGGGCGGCTGTACGTCTCCAAGAGCGGCTGGCTGCTCTTGTCGGTGCCCAACGCCCTGGTGCGCGGCGTATTCGACGCCATGACCGCTCCGGGCGCCGAATTACCGCTCGCGGGCGCGCTTAACGTTCCGGACGTTAAACCCGACCTGCTCAACGCCCACATCTCGGTGATGACCGCCGAGGAGGTCAGCAAAATCGGCGGCGACAAAATCAACGAGCGAGGGCACAACTTTCACTACGCTTTGGGCCCAGTCAAAGAGATCACGCCCAAGAACATTGACGGCATCAGCCGCGTCTGGGCGATCCAGGTCGCCAGCCCCGAGCTGGCCGCCCTGCGCAAGAGCTACGGCCTGTCGGCCCTGCCCAACGGCGACCACCCGTTCCACATCACGGTGGCTGTACGCAGGAAGAACGTCCTGGGCGCCAACGAGGTTGCCAAAGTCGACGGCAGCCGCGGCGAGCTGAAGGCGGCAGCAGTCTACAACTTTGAAGGCGACGTCCAGGGCGTCAGCCTCCGCAAAACCTTGCACCGGGTGCTCGACGATTTGAATCGCCCCGGCGTGATGTACAACAACGCGCGAACCAGTGAGGCCCGCGCGGTGATTCCAGGTTCTAAGATGCAGCGCGAAGAGGTGTTAGATCTGTTGCGTTTCTATCTGTCGACGCGCAGCGGCCGCAAAGGGCCGCTTCAGGAAGGCGTGGACTACAAGATCACGCCGCTGCCCCAGGAAAAAGAGAAGCTGCGCAAAGTTACCATGCGCCCCGCCGATGTGCAGAAGTTCGTCCGCGCGCAAGGTTTCAACCAGCTGGCAGCGGAGAACGAGGACTATCAGAAGCAGTGGCTCGGCGAGCGTTACCGTCTGCAACCTGACGCCCGCGGCAATCTTCGCGGCGCCGTGCCTGATCTGGCGCACAAACAGCTCTTTAGCGGCGAGCCGGTTTACAACTATCAGCTGACGCCCGGCTGGAACGGCACAAAAGACGCCCAAGAACTGTTGTCCGGCGGCGAGGCGGACCACAAGCCCGATAGCGAGTTTCCCCAGGAGGCCTTGGCAGAAGGCAAGAAGCATGAGCGCGAGCACACAGACAATGCAGAAGTCGCCAAAGAAATTGCCAAGGATCACCTGTCCGAAGACCCGGCCTACTACGAAAAAGCCGAAATCCTAGAGAAGCTGTCAAACAGCGTTTACTTCAACCAGGCGCTGCAGGCGTTTAATCCCGCCGCGATCAACGCGCCGATTGCGTACGATCCCAACAAGCCAGTTTTTGAGAATCTCAGGAATCAGCTCGGCGAGGCCAAGCGCCGCGGCGACTTCATTCTGCAGACGCAGCGCAACCAACGGGCTTGGCAATCGGCGCTCGACCCGCAGTACCGTTACCAGCTGGCGATGCAGGCGATCCGCGGCGAGATGCCCCAGCCGAGCGTCACTGACCAGCTCATCGAGATGTACGGCGACCAGGCGCTAGCTCGTACCGGACTTGGGAGATAACTATGCCAATCTTTCCGTGGAAACCCAAGAAGCCCGACAATCCAGAACCGCCGCCGGAACCGGCCCCCGCGCCGGTCAACCCGGACGACGTGGCCAATCCGGCCCGCGCTGCCTGGTTAAAAGCCTGGCTGCTCCTGCGGCAGATCGACAAGCAGAAGCTCGGCGCGGCGGTGTTCACCGTTCCCGTAATGGTGTTCCTGGCCCTGTCGGGCGTGGTACTCTGGGGCTATGTCGCAATTCGCGGCCTGGTTCGCCTGGTAAGGGCCGCCTTCCGATGAAGATCCGTAAGCGACCCGCCGACCCGATCGCGCGATTCATCTACACCATGATCGCCCTGGCTGCGCTTCTCGCAGGGGGCTTAGTGGTATTTATCCGACAGTAACAGCGATGACGACAGCCAAAGATATCTTTGAGTGGCAGCGGGTTCCCGAGCGGGTGGCAGCATTGCTTCCCGAGGCGGCGAAGATCCGCGTAGCCCACGAGAAGGCCGCTCTGGCGTCGCACATCTTGCCGCTTGCCGTGGCGACGTGGATGCCCGAGGCAAACGTCGTCACTCTTTGGTCGCACAAGCCGCTCGCCGAGAAACAGGCCGCCGCGTATCGCGAGCACCTGGGCGATTACGGCTGCACGCGCCGCATTCTGACTGCAGAGTTGCCCGCTGATGAGATTCTTATCAAGTGTGGCAGCGCAGTTTTAATTCCGGGCCTTGATAAGGTCTGGCAGTACGGTAACAAGGCTTTGGGCGGACCTACGCCCCTGTCCAACGGCATCGTCTCGGCGTTGCTGTTGGGCGGCCTGGGTTACGGTGGCGGCGCCCTGGCCGAGAACCTGTTTCCTGAGCGATACCTCGAGCGCGGGAAACTGCGCCGGTCGCTCGGAACCGTGGGCGCGCTTTCCGGCCTGGGCCTGGGCGCCATGAACGCCTACGCCAACAGTCGTGCGATGAACACCGGCTTTCTCAAAGGCCTGGTCACCGACAATCGCGCGATTCCGCCCTATCTGGAAGAGAAGAAGTCGTATTACACGCCCGCCGGGCCGGGCTTTTACTACCAGGGAATCAACGTTCCCCAGTTCAACCAGGCGGCCTGGAACGACGTCAACAAAGGGTTCTACAACCCCATGGGGATGCACAGCCCGCCGCAGTTCGCCGCCGTGACCACTGGCATGATGAGCGGAATCAGCGCGGGAATGAACTCGCCGATCATCCGCCCCTCCGACGTGGTCAAGGGCTTCGTCTCGGCGGGCGTGGGGCTGGCGACGGCCAATATTGCCGGGAAAACCTTGGCCGCCCTGGCCGGGTTAACCCCCGAGGCCCAAAACAAACTGCAGGATATGGGACTTTGGGCCGGAATGATGCACGCGGTAGTTCCTCCCCTTTTTGGGCGGCGCTAGGAGTTGCGCAAAGTGGCCTGTCTTGGCAGAATAGCCGCGCCTTGTAGCAAAAGGAGAAAAACCGCTATGGCGACTAAGAAGCCGATTTCGACGATTCGTGCTGAGTTGCGTGAGCTGGGAGAAGCCGCTGATGAAGTGGCGCCGTCCGGCTCGAATGATTGGTTCACCCCCGAGTTTTGGACGATGGTCGTTTCGGCCATCACCAACCTAGTCGCGGTGGGCGTGGTGCTGGGTTGGATCAGCGGCAGCGACGCCGAGACGATCAACAAGAGCCTTGCGGCGCTGCTCGGCGCTGCGCAGGTGATCATCGTCAACGCGGCGATCGTCTGGAAGTACATCTCGGCCCGCGTGGCCGTGAAGGAAGCCATGATCGACGCCCGGTACCGTTACATGGAAGCCATTGCTGTCGAGCGCATTCGCGCCGAGAAGGAATGACATGACTCCCGATGATCTCCAGGAGCGGATCGAGAACTCCCCGGCACTGAAGAAGCTGCGCAACCGACTTCAGGATGAAATCGCGTTTCGCTCTCCGCAGGGCTACGAGTTCAGTCCGCTCCTGGTGATCTCGGTCATCTCGATCATCGTCCAGATCGTGATCCACTGCCGTGAGAAGCGCACCGCCAGCGACGTGCGCCTCGACATGCGCGACCTGCGAAACCTGGGTCCCATTCAGACTGTGCGGCTGCAGCGCAAGTTGAACCGGCTGTGGCAAGACCATTGCCCGCCTGACTTGTTACAATCAGAGAATCCACTGCTGGAGGCTGTTTACGACCTCAGCGACAGCGCCGACGACGAGGCGCTCGACGAGTTGCTGTGGCTGGGAGACAGGTATAAGCCGCCCGGCGAATAACCGTATTTCTCGCAGGGACGCGACTTATCATGGCAAGGACGCCATCAAATCACGTTCTGCCGACCGGAGAAATCCTGCGCAAGCTTTTTGCGTTCGGATACTTTGGCTCAAAGACCTGGGCCAAGGTTCGGCAGATCAAAGGCGCAGAGCTGACGCGCGCCATCCGCGAGTACCAGCGTTTTCACGGCCTGGATCCGGATGGCCGCGTCGACGAAACCACGGCGCACGTACTTGAACGGCGCCGCTGCGGGCTGCCCGACTTCAACTTTTCGGCGGGCGACACGGAGTGCAAGTGGCCGCACAAGGCGATCACCTACCACCCCAAGCTTGTGCTGCCAGGCATCAACGCCGAGCAGGCCAAGCAGGCGTTCGACATCGCTTTCAGTCAGTGGGCTCGTGTTTGCAACATTGAGCCGGAGTACGTGGAGGATCCGAAAAAAGCCAACATCCTGGCGCGTTCGGGCAAGGGCAAGAAGAGCGGCCTGGACGCCCGCGGCGGAACACTGGCCTGGAGTGAGCTGCCCTGCGGCGTTCACGAGAACATCCAGCTCGACCAGATGTACGACGAGGCGGAGGCCTGGAGCTTTAACATGGCCGTCGCCGTGATGTGCCACGAGCTGGGGCACGCCCTGGGCCTGCCCCACCTGGCCAACGGCAACCTGATGGCGCCCTACTACGACCCGAACGTCACCGAGCCCCAGGAAGGCGACATCCGTGAGATCCAGGACCTGTACGGCAAGCGCAAGGTGCCGTACTCCAAGCTCAAGGACGCGTCGATCGAGCTGGGCGGCACGATCATCATCAACGGCAAGCCTTACGTCCTCGTCCCAAAAACTTGAGTTCTGCTAGACTCTGTCAGGTTATGCCAGTTTTGCGCACGGAGGTACCATGACCACGTTTCAGCTCCTCGCCCTGCTTCTGTTTGCCGGTGTGGTCCTCGCGGCCTACGGCAAAGATATCTATGGCTGGGTCAAGGCCCGCCTGCCCAAGCTTCCCGAGCCGGTGGTAAACCCCGCCGCGCCGGTCACGCCAGGCGCCCCGGACGTCCCCACGGGCGACCTGCTCGTTGACGACCTGCTCGACGTCGCTGCGATGCGCGACCGCTTCGAGGCCGAGGGTTGCGCCGAGGGTGTCGAGGCCTGTTCGCTCCTGCTCAAGATCCTGATCGACCACAAGCATCCGCACGCGGGGTGAATATCATGAAGAAGCTCATTTGGCCTGCCGGGATCCTGCTCGCCGTTGCCATGCTGTTTCCCAACGGCATCTCTATCAAGCTGCCCAGCGGCCCCGTGACGCCCGTGGCGCCGGTGAACCCGGTCACGCCCGTGGTGCCGGAGCCGGTGGTCAAGGACGCCAAGACCGCGGAGCTGCTCGCCAGCGCGTCGCCCGCGGACAAGGGGCGCATCCGAGGCATTTACTCGGCCATGGCGACGGTCTTGCAGCGCGACAGCAAGACGGGGCTCATCAAGACGACGGAGCAGGCGGCGCTGTGGCAGGCGAACACGCTCAAGGCCGCCGTGGACGACTCGATGCGGGGCAAGTACCCCGGACTCGACGTCGCCATCGAGGCGGTCTTTGACAAGAAGATGCGCGAGCTGGATCCCGAAGGAAAGCGCGACCCCAAGGACGTGCAGTCGGTCGACGACGCGGTGCGCGCCAAGTTGATCGAGGCCTGTACGCTGATCGCGGATTCGGCCCGTTAAGGGGCCCCGATGAACACAGCGTTTGTCACCATACTTGTTGTTTACGCGTTGGCGTTAATCATCGCGTGGTGGTTAACAGACGTTAAAACTGTTCCAACGCCGGTAGAGTTGAAAACCAGTCAAATCGGGAGAGATGTTATGGCAGATGTGCTTGTGTACAAGGTTTCCGTCGGCCCGGTGGTCGACAAGGACGTGGTGGAGCGCCAGCTGGTCGTCGCCGTGAATGGCGTCGGCTCGCCGGACGAATTCGTGGTCTTCTCGGCTGATTCCACGGATCTCGGTGAAATCCGGGCGAAGCAGAACGACAAGGTCCTTCTCACGCTCGTCGACGTCGACGACGCGGGCAACCGCTCGGAGCCCGCGGTGCTTGAGTTCGTGGCCAGCGACACGCTGCCCCCGGCGCAGCCCGGCGCGTTCGGTGTGACGCTCGTGGCCGAGGAGGAAGAGGTTGAGGTCGAGGAGGACGAGGGCGAAGAACCTGAGACTCCGTCGGACAACGCCTGAACGAAGTAACCGGAGGTTGCCATGGACGGCGAAGTTTTCTTTGAATCGGTTTTCGACGTACAGAAGGCCTACGAAGAGGGTTTCGTCGGCGCGATGTGCGACCCTGAGCATACGGACATGCTCAAGGCCGCCATTGCGGAGGCAGGCGGCCTTCCTGAAGGCGCGATGGCCTGCGCGGCCTACGGTCTTCAGGAAACCGGCAAGGGAAAGCTCAGCGCCCCGTTCCTGGACGTTCTGTCGCTCTACCCGGACTGCCTCCCGGGTGGCGCCCAGGGACGCGGCGACTGCGTTTCGTGGTCGACCCGCAACGCCGGGCTGGTCACGATGTGCACCGACATTACCAGCGGACTGGCCGACGAGGAGACTGGTAACGTCGAAGGCGCGCCGGAGATCTCCGACAAGGCCCGACTGAACGGCGTGCTCAGCACCGAGGCGATTTACAACTGGCGCCGTCATGGCGGGGACGGCTGGTTCTGCTCGGACGCCGCTCGGGTCGTCATGAAGGAATCGGGTCTCTGGATTCGCAGGGCGTATCCCGAGATTAACGTCGACTTCGAAACGTACTCTTCGCGCAACGCCGGGCTTTACGGTTCGCGCACGCCGCCGGAGTCCTGGCTCAAGATCGGTCAGCAGCACCTGATCCGCTCGACCACGGTGCTCGAGAGTTACGAAGAGGTTCGCGACATGCTCGCGAACGGTTACGGAATTAGCTCCTGCGGCGGCGAGTCGTTCTCGTCGGAGCGTGACGCAAATGGCGTGTCGCGACGCACGGCAAAGGGCTGGGCGCACGCGATGGCCTACATTGCGGTTGATGAGCGCCCCGAGATTATCGAGGTTTACAAAGAGCCCCTGATTTGCGTCCAAAACAGTTGGGGAAATTGGAATGACGGAAGTCGCAAGATCATGGATACGAACCTCCTGATCCCCATCGGCGCCTTCTGGGCGCGCTGGAGCGACCTGAAGAACCGCGACGCGATCGCCTTCTCGAGCTTTAACGGCTGGAAGCGCAAACCGCTGCGCAACTGGGGCGCGCTGGGCAACATTTAACTCCTCGCACGGGAGACGGTAACATGATCGAGTGGCTTTACATCATGCTGTTCGCGCCGGTGGTGTCCTATGCCGACCCCGCACCAACCCCCGACTATATCGGCATGGTCGCTGCAGAGGCTGCTTATGCTGCTCTGCTTCCTGCGGCGCCCCAGCCCGACAAGCCCGAACCGCAGCCCATTGATCCGAATTGTCCGACCTGCAAAGGCACCGGCCGAGTCCGCTCCGGCGACGGCCACGAGTGGACGAAGTGCCCGACCTGTCAGCCGCTAGCGGCGCCTGCCGCGCTGCCCCGCGCGAAGTCGACGTTGCCGCCGGGCCCGTTTGCTAAGCCGCAACAAACGTCGGTTGTTCCGCCTGCGCCAGCGCCTAAGACTGCTGCAGCCGCGCCAGTTATTGTGCCGCACGCGCCTTGCGCGACTGGAGCCTGTCCCGTAGAAAAAGCGGCGCCTGCGGCGCCGCTCATGGGAGTTCCGTTCGTCACGGCGCCAGTGCCGTCTAGGCGCGTCTTTCGGAGAAGGTAAGTAATGCCTGTCGAGAACACAGTCGGTAAGTGCTACTCCTGGCGCGACCTGAAGTTTTACGCCAAAAACGGCTTTATCTGCCTTCACGACGAGGAAGACGGCTCGTTCATCGTCCTCACCCGCAAGGAGTTTCTCCAGCGCGCCCAGGCGCTCTCGGACGAAACCAAGCGGCTTCGCGAGCAAGCCGTAAAAAACCCTGGAAAGGCCTGGATCCTGGCCGATCGTTTGGAGTTACAGCAGGCAATTGAGAACATGGTGGAGTGTTGCAAGGATGCGAAGGAGCAGGGCGACCGGAACGATCCGGAGGTCGCCGCCTGGTTTTCGCGTCACCGGCCGCACAAGCGAGGTCGGGTGTCGATGGCAACCGCGGCGAATTTCACCACGGCGCTGCCGGGCGCTTTGCCGCTGGGCAAAGACACCGGAAAGTACGTCACACCAGACTTCTCGGCCGGGCAGACCAACCCCAAGAAACTGATCTTGCCAGGAGATTTCTGATGTCCGACGAAAACAAGGACGCGTTCAAACTCGGCTTTTTGACCCGTTGCGCCGAAGAGGGCCTGACGGGCGAAAAGCTCGCCTCGCGGCTCGACCTGGCTGAAAAAGCCGCTGAGGGCAAACTTACGGGCGCACTGACTGCGCTGTACGGCGTGCCGATCGGCCTTGGACTTCTTGGCGGCGGCGCGCTCGGTTACGGCACGGCCAAGCTGATGGAGCCGAAACTCTCCGATGACGAAATCAAGGCGCAGGAACTCGCCCACACCTATCGCGTGATGGGCGATCGGTTAAAGGCGCGTCGACGGATGAAGCAATATCGCCCCGGCATGTGAGGATTGTTGCGTGAGCATGCGCAAGTATCACGGCGAAATGGCTGGGCCGCAGCACGGAGATTCCGTGCTTAACTGGCCGGGCACGATGGACGGCTTTCCGGTGCTTGGGCCGCGCGGCCAGGTCAACGATCTCAAGAAAGAAGAGCTCGACAACCTCGATCTCCGATTCGACTTCAAATCGCGGATGTTTGAGCTGTGGGAGCCGGATCAGAAGGCCGATTTTGACGACGTAAATGATAAGATAGTGAACGGTTGGTACCGGCTCGTGAAACGGTCCGACAACTGGGACGACGAGAAAAAACACTTTCGCGTGTGGATGGAATGGTTCCAGGTTTACGGAATGATTCCACCGAGGCAGTAAACCATGGCAGAAACCAAACAAAGCGCTTCGAACTGGACCAGCTATTTTCTCGGCGAGTCCACCAGCCCGGCCACGCAGATGTTTAACAAGGCGCGGGAGGCTGTAACCGCTGCGGATACAGCCAAGTGGAATCAGCAGCACGGCCAGACCCTGCTCAACACGATGGCGCTCACGGGCGGCGTCGGCATGGGCGGCCTGGCGCTCTACCACCTGCTCCGCGGCCTGAAGCCGACCGGCAAGAAGGAGCGGAAGTACCAAAACATTGCCGCGGGTTCGCCGGTCATGGCCAAGTCGCCGCTTGAGGCGCCGCAGGAGAAGGCGGCTGTTCTCGACCAAATCGTCAGCGGTGTCGGATCCGTGCCGGGCGCGATTGTTGACTCTTTCCCCAGGCTGTTCAAGTCGCTGGGTGAAGCTGGCGCCGCGCCCAAAGATCCCAACATGCTGCGCGGTGCGGTCGCCACGACGCTCGGCACCGGCCTGGGCCTGGGCGCCCTGTACGGCGGCGGCAAGCTGATCAACTCGATCATGGCAAAGAAGCAGAAGGACGACGCGACCGACGAAGTCGAAGAGGCCCGCGCCCGGTATCACGCCATTCTCGCGGGCAAGGAAGCCGCCGCGCTCGACAAGCTGTATGCCCGTTATCAGGAAAAGCGCGCCGAGGGCTGGCTGGACGGTTTGTTGGAAATTGGCACGGATTCGGCGCCCCGCGTGGCTTTGACGTCCATGCTGCTGGCCGGACTCGGCGCGGGCGGCATTGGCGCGAAGTACATGTACGACCAGACGGCAGCGAAGACCCGCGGCGAAAACCTGGCCAAGGCCCAGGCATCGCGCGCGCGCATGAAGGGCCTGCCGACGATGTGGGTTGACCCGGAAGAACTTGTGAAGGTTAAGCAGCTGGCAGAACAAAGCAGCGATGAGTGAGCGCAATGCCAGACTCGATCCTCTCCGGTCCGCCTGCGCCCATCACGCCGACGCCGCAACCACAAGCGCCGCTGCAGACGCGCTCGTTCGGTGACATCGGCGCGCTGCGCACCAACATCTTTGATCGGGCGCTGCAGAGCGCTTCTTCTCTCGAGCCGATCAAGAACGACCTCTACACGCTGCAGCTTGCGAACGTCGCATACACCGGGCCGGAAAGGTTCACCAAGGCCGATCAAAAGAAGGCCGTGCTCACGGGCAACTCGCTCCATCGGCGGCTCACGGGCACCTGGAACCTGATCGACAACACCACCGGTGCGCCGATCGCCACCCGGCAGCAGACGATCGCCCACGTGCCGTATCTCACCGACTCTGGCACGTTCGTGAACCGGGGTGTCGAGTACACCCTGGCCCACCAGATGCGGCTCAAGGCGGGCGTCTACACCCGCGAGAAGGACAACGGCGAGCTGGAGGCCCACGTCAACGTGCTGCCCGGCAAGGGGCGCATGCACCGGTACTTCCTCGACCCGAAGACCGGCGTGATGAACATCAACATCGGCCAGGCGAAGATTCCGCTGATGCCGCTGCTCAAGGCGATGGGCGCCAAGGACTCCGACATCCGCGCCGCTTGGGGCAACGAGATCACCGCCGTCAACATGGAGAAGGGCGATGCGGGAACGCTCGACAAGCTCTACCAGCGTTTGGTCTACCGGCAGACTCCCGGCATCGACGCAGCTGCCAAGCAAAAGGCAATTGCGGACGAGTTTGCCCGCATGGAACTCGACCCCGACGTTACGCGGCGCACTCTTGGCAAGGAATACAAGAACCTTACCCCCGAAGCAATTCTCGACATTACGAAAAAGCTCATCGCCCTCAATCGCAAAGAGGCCGACCCCGATGACCGTGACGCAATGGCGTATCAAAGCATCGTTGGGCCCGAGGATCTGATCTCCGAACGGTTCACCAAAGACAAGCAGGCGCTGCGCAAGTTGCTCTGGAAGGCGACGGCTAAGAAGAACCTTGACCACGTCCCGACCGGCGTGTTCAACAAGGCCATCCAGGCCGCGCTGATTGGCTCTGGGTTGGGCAGTTCGCTCGAGGAAATCAACCCGGCCGAGATTTTCGACCACCAGGGCCGCGTGACTCGCATGGGCGAGGGCGGCATCGGCTCGCTTGACGCCGTGCCCCAAGAGTCGCGCTCTGTGCAGCCCAGCCACCTGGGCTTTGTGGACTTCCTGCGCACGCCAGAGTCTGGCAAGGTGGGCGTCGACATGCGTTTTGCCCGCGGCGCCATGAAGGGCACCGACGGCAAGATCTACACGCCGGTCGTGAACATACAGACCGGCGAGACAGAGATGAAGACGCCAGGCGAGCTGGCCGAGACGCCGCTCGCTTTTCCGGGCGAGGAAAAGACCGACATGCCGATGGTCGCGGCACTCGTTGGCGGCAAGATGCAGTACGTGCCGCGTGAGGAAGTCCAGTTCTCGCTGCCCAACATGGACAGCACGTTCTCCGCGCTTTCGAACATGGTTCCGCTGAAGAGCATGATGAAGGGCCAGCGCGCGGTGATGGCCAGCCGCATGTTTACCCAGGCGCTGCCGCTCTCGGGAGCCGAGGCGCCGCTCGTGCAGTCGGCCGTCGTCGACAAGGACGGCGTGTCCCACGAGGACGAGATGGGCGAGAAGCTCGGCGCCGTGAAGGCCCAGTTTCACGGCCAGGTCGTTTCGGCCGAGCCGGGCATGATCGTGCTGCGCGATCGTGAGGGCAAGAAGCACGAGATCGACCTGTACAACGACATGCCCTTTAACCGGAAGACATTCTGGCACCAGACGCCGGTCGTGAAGCCAGGCGACGTGATTAAGCCGGGGCAGCTTCTGGCCCACTCGAACTTCACGGACCCTAGCGGCACAGCGGCGATGGGCAAGAACTTACGTGTCGCCTATTTGCCGTACCAGGGGAAAAACTACGAAGACGCCGTGGTGATCTCGGAATCGGCGGCCAAGAAGCTCACCAGCGAGCACATGTACCAGCACGAGGCTGAGTGGACCGAGAACAGCCACGTCGGGAAGAAGGCGTTCGTTGCGCTGTTTCCGGGCGAGTACGACAAGAAGCAGCTCGAGAACTTCGACGACAAGGGCGCGATCAAGAAGGGCACGGTCGTGAACTACGGCGACCCGCTGATCCTCCAGGCCAAGGCCAAGGAGACAACCTACGGCAAGGTGCATCGCGGCCGGGCGGGAAACTTCATGAACGAGACGCTGACTTGGGAGCACCACTCGCCGGGCGTGGTTACCGACGTTGAGCACACCGACAAGGGCGTCTCGGTCGTTGTGAAGAGCCAGGCCGAAATGCAGGTGGGCGACAAACTTACGGGGCGCTACGGCGACAAGGGCGTGGTAGCCGACATTGTTCCAGACCACCGCATGCCACAAGACAAGGACGGCAGTCCGTACGAGGTGCTTGTTTCGCCGCTGGGTCTGATCTCCCGCGTGAACCCGGCGCAGGTCGTCGAAGCGGCGCTCGGCAAGATTGCGGCGAAGACCGGGCAGCCGTTCAAACTCAAAGACTTCGACAGCGCGCAGGACCTCGTAGAGTTTGCCCAGAACGAGCTTGGGAAGCACGGCCTCTCCGATACTGAGGACGTCACGGATCCGGAAACCGGTCGTAAGATCAAAAGCGTGCTGACCGGCAACCGGTTCTTCATGAAGCTCCATCACACCGCGGAGTCCAAGGGCCAAGGCCGCGCGATGAGCAGCTACACGGCGGAGGGCACTCCGGCCAAGGGCGGCAGCGAGGGCGCCAAGCGCGTCGGCATGCTGGACCTGGGCGCGCTGCTCTCCCACGGCGCGGGCAAAGTCATTCGTGACGCCAAGATGGTCCGCGGGCAGGCGAACCCCGAGTACTGGTCGCAGTTCATGGCGGGCTACACTCCGCCGCTGCCCAAGGTGCCGCACGTCTACGAGAAGTTTGTTAACCAGCTCAAGGGCGCTGGAATTAACACCGTGCGCGAAGGGACAAAGACGCACATCATGGCGGTGACCGACCGCGACATCGATGAGCTGGCCGGGGCCCGCGAGGTCACCAACTCCGAGACAGTCGACTGGAAGGGGCGGCTCAAGCCGATCAAGGGCGGCCTGTTCGATGAAACGCTCACCGGCGGCCACGGCGGCAACCGCTGGAGCAAGATCACGCTTCACGAACCGATGCCCAACCCGGTCATGGAGGAGCCAATCCGCCGGGTGCTCGGGCTTACCGAGAAAGAGTTCCGCGGAGTGCTCGCCGGGCAGGTGCAGCTGTTCGACAAGACCGGCCCGGAGGCCATCCAGGGCGCCCTGGGGCGGATCAACCTGCCCAAGGCGATCGAGCAGGCCAGGTTAGATATCAAATCGGGACGCAAGACTTTGCGCGACGCCGCCGTGCGGAAGCTGGGATACCTCAAGAACGCTGAATCGACCGGCGTCCATCCCAAGGACTGGATGATGAGCAAGGTCGGCGTGCTCCCGCCGATTTTTCGGCCCGTCTCCACGATGGGCGCCAAAAAGTTACCGCTCGTGGCCGACGCGAATTACCTCTACAAGGAACTGCTCGACGCGAACGACACGCTCAAGGAAGCCTCCGGCGCCCTGAGCGAATACAGCGACGAACGGCTGGGCCTGTACGACGCCATGAAGGCCGTCTCCGGGTTGGGCGATCCGACGCAGCCCAAGAATCAGGAACGCCGTGTGAAGGGCTTTTTGCAGCACGTCTTCGGCAGTTCGCCCAAGTACGGCACCGTGCAGCGCAAGCTTCTCTCGACCACGGTCGACTTGGTGGGGCGGGCAGTTATTACGCCGAACCCGGACCTCGACATGGACCAGGTCGCGCTTCCCGAGGACAAGGCCTGGGAGGTCTACAAGCCGTTCGTGGTGCGGGGCCTGGTGCGCCGCGGAATGCCCCGGATGAATGCGCTGGACGCCGTCGAAAACCGCAACAAGGCGGCGTACGACGAGCTGAACACGCAGATGTCGTCCCGGCCGATCGTCATTAACCGTGCGCCGGTGCTCCATCGATACGGTATGATGGCGTTTTATCCGAAGCTCACCAAGAACAAGGTTATGGAGGTTAACCCGGTCATTACCAAGGGTTTTGGCGCCGACTTTGACGGGGACGCGATGCAGTATCACGTTCCCAGCACCGAGGACGCCGCCAAGGAAGCCGTCGAAAAAATGCTTCCAAGCAAAAATCTCTTTTCGACGGCAAGCTTCAAGGCCCACTTTGTTCCGAACAGGGACTATCAGACCGGGGTTTACCTGGCTTCGAGCCGGGTCGACAAGAAACAGAAGCCGAGGGTATACAAGTCACGGCAGGACGCCATGAACGCCTATCGCCGCGGGGAGATTGACGTCGACACCCCGGTGCATATCGTCGAGAGTTAACACGGAGGTTTCCATGAGTTTCACGGTCAATCCCGAACTGCTGAAGATGGCGCGCCATGCCCTCGAAAAGTCGGCGGTGGTGCCATCCGACGCGGCGATGATGGCGGCAGGCGGCGCGCCCCCAATGGGCGGCGAACCGCCCGATCCTTCCATGCTTGGCGTTCAGGGCGCCGCCCAACCGGTTGACCCAGCGACTGCTGCCATGGGCGCCGCGCCGCCTCCGGGCGCTGACCCGACTGGCGCGGCCACCGCTGCGGCGCCCCCTGCCGCGGCGGCCCCGGCTCCGATGCCACCGGCCACGCCGACTGGCGGCGCACCTGGCCAGCAGAAGCTCAAGCCCGAGCAGATGATGCAGATGCTCGACTACCGGCTTTACAACATGCAGCAGCAGCTCACGGCGATCATGAACGCCATGGGCGTTCAGGTTCCCCCCGAGTCGCTCGTCCTGCCGCCCGGCACGACCGGCGCGCCTCCAGCCGAGACCGCGCTGCCCGGCGGACCGATGGCTCCGCCGCCCCAGGACCCTAACGCCGCTGGTGGTCCGATGCCTCCAGGCGGCCCGGTGCCCCCGGGCGGCCCGATGGATCCCAGCCAGCCTCCGATGGACCCCGCCGCTGCCAAGCAGGCGAACTGGTGGGATAAGCCGTTGGCGAAGTTTGCTGAAGAACAACCTGACGAGCCGACGTCGATCCAGAATCTGGCGGCGGCGGCGGGCATCCTGCTGAGGAACATGGGGCGTGCGCGTTAGATTTCAGAGCAAGTTGCAGCCGACCGTCGCACCCGCGGACAGCGTGGTGATCGAGGACGACCTGGGAAACCCGCTCTTCGTGGCGTCTCAGCTCACCGACTCGATCATTTTTGCTGATGCGCGGGATGCAGATTTTCACGCGCTTATACGCCAGCTCGGCATCGACAAAGTGGTTTCCGTTAACGAGGTCGCGCCTAAACCGCTGAACAAGAACGTGATCTGGACGCCGTAACATGCTCAAGACGACGCTCGGTCAAATTCTCGTAAACGAGGCGCTGCCCGAGGACATGCGCAACTACGAGCGCGTCCTGACCAAAAAGGAAATGGGCAAGCTGGCCACGGAGCTGGCGCAGAAGTACCCGGACAAATACCGGGACGTCATGAAGCGCCTGCACGACGTGGGCCGCGACGCTGCGTACACCACGAACGGCCTGTCGTTTGGGCTGAAAGATATCAAACCGACGGTGGCCGCCCGCGACGTACAACTGCGGGTGCAGCGGCAGCTCCGCGGCATTCTGGCAAACCGCGACCTGGACGATAAGACCCGCTCGCTGGCCATTCTCAAGCTGGCCGCTGGCGCGCAGAAAGAGCTTGTCGAGCGCGTTTACGATGAGGCGCGCGGCAACGACAACCCGCTCGCGCATCAGGTAACCGGGTCTGCCGTCGGCAACAAGTTCAGCCTGAATTCGCTGATCGGCGCCGACATGCAGTATGTCGACCACAAGAACGACCCAATTCCGATTCCGGTGATGCGGAGTTACGGCCAGGGGCTTCGACCCGTGGAATATTTTGCGGGCGCCTTCGGCACCCGCAAGGGGTTGATGGACCTAAAAACGGCGACGGCCGACGCGGGCTTTTTCGGCAAACAGCTCGCCCAGATGACGCACCGGCTGCTCGTCACGGCCGACGATGACGACGATCAAGAGCGCAATGCCACTGCGCAAGACCGCGGCTTTCCGACCGACGTGGACGACGTCGACAACGAGGGCGCGCTTCTGGCGCGACCGGTGGGGCCGTACAAGCGCAACACCGTCCTGACGCCAAAGATTCTTAAAGACATCAAGGAGATGGGCATTCAGGACATCCTGGTGCGCAGCCCGCTCACCGGCGGCCCGGACGACGGCGGCGTCTACGCCAAAGACGTCGGCTACCGCGAGAAGGGCAAGCTGCCTCCAATCGGCGACTATGTCGGTATCGCCGCCGCCCAGGCCCTCTCCGAGCCGGTGACTCAGGCGCAGATCAGCTCGAAGCACTCCGGCGGCGTGGGCGGCGCGGCCTCAATCTCGGGCTTCAAGGCGATTAACGCGCTAGTCCAGGTCCCGAAAAAGTATCCCGGCGGCGCCGCGCATTCTCAGCTTGACGGATTCGTGCAGGAAATCCGCGAAGCGCCCCAGGGCGGCCATTACGTTCAAATCGGCGGCGAAGATCATTACGTGCCGGTCGACCAGGAGCTGACGGTCAAGAAGGGGCAAGAGGTCGAGGCGGGCGACTCGATCACCAATGGCATGCCCAATCCGGCCGAAGTCGTCCGGCACAAGGGCATCGGCGAGGGGCGCAGGTACTTTGTGCAGGCCATGCGCCAGGTTCTCCAGAACTCCGGCGTGTCGCCTCACCGCCGTAACATTGAACTGCTCTCGCGCGGGCTGGTCAACCACGTTCGCATGACCGACGAATACGGTGATTACAACCCCGACGACGTGGTGCCGTACTCGATGCTCGAGCGTGCTTGGCAGCCGCGTCAAGGAAGCGTGACGGGCGTGCCCAAAAGCCTGCAGGGGCATTACCTGGAGCGGCCCGTGCTCCACTACTCGGTCGGCACGAAGATCGGCAAGAATGTCGCCAGCACGCTTCAAAAGTACGGCATTAACAATGTCGAAGCGCACCGGGAACCGCCGCCCTTCCAGCCTGAAATGGTGCGCGGCATGTCGAACATCTCGAACGACCCAGACTGGATGACCCGAATGCTCGGTTCTTACCAGCAAAAGGGCCTGCTCAGCAGCGTGCACCGCGGTTCGACCAGCGACGCGGCTGGAAGCAGCTTCGTTCCCGCGCTGGCCCGCGGCGAAACGTTCGGCGTGACCGGCGCGACGAGCGGATGGCGCCCGCAAACGTGATTCTGTAGGATGTAAGAGCTGCGACACGGTAAATTGTTGCTTACACGTGTCTTAAGATTGTGCCGCACGGAGGTGGCTACTGTGTACAACCGGAAGAAGACTGCGTCGTCGACGGCGCACTGGCTGAATGTGGTCCGTTCGCATAGTCGGACCCAGACCAAGCAGGCCAATTTCGGCGGGAAGGGCGACTCGGCCTCGTTCGAGCAGGCCTTTAGCAATCTGGCGCACGCCTACCTCCGCGACTCGGCGCCGAAGCTGCTTGATCACGAGATCGGCTTTCAGCTGCTCGACCGGGACCGCGAAAACACCAAGGCGATTGGCGTTTTTGCTTTCAAAGTCGGCTCTAACTGGCTGTACGCCCCGGTTTTTTTCCTGAACGGCGACCTCAAGGGCCACGAACTCCTGTACATCAAGAACCAGGACATGTTCGTGCCGCTCAAGGAAAACTGGATTAACTACCTTGTCAACCGCAAGCCCAACATCCTGGGCAATTCGGTGGACCGCAACATGTCCCAGCTGGGCATGCGGCAGCCCGACTTCACGCAGCTCTCGCGCAGCCCGGCCAAGTTCGGCTCCGCGCGGCCGACGCTCAAGGAGATGATGACGGCCGTTATGCCGACCCTGGCCAAGACGGCCACGATGAACACGGCGCTGGCGTTCCAAGAAATTGGCCGCGTGCTCGATCTGCCGAAGTTTCTCAAGGAAGCTCGCGTCACGACGATCGACATGCTCGTCAAGACGTTTCAGGACGCCCCGGCGCTCGCCAAGGCGTTTAACGACTTTCACGGCCTGGACGTGATCAAGGAGGCCATCGCGGTCGCAAAGGACCGCGAAAGCCGCCCGAAGATCGCCAGCGTGCTGTCGGAAGCCCCGGAAAAGAGCCCGGCTGTCGCCGGGCTCAAGATCATTTCCTACTCGAAGACCGTGCAGACGATGCTGCCGCCGGAAACGACTGAGGAAGACCAGGAGAAGCTGCTGCGCGACGGCGTGCTTATCCTCGACCAGCGCGACCGTGACAACGTCTCGATTCCCTACCACATCCAGGTTGAAAAGAAGCTTTGGAACCCGACAAAGAGCGGGCTGTACGACATCCTCGTTAAGCCGGGCAACATCGAACGGGTTTACATCGCCATGTTCCCGATGGGCGCCGCAAAGCGTTCAAACTTCTGCACGATTGTTCGGACCGAGGGCAAGCCCGAGTGGATCAACACTCGTAGCGACCAGGTCTTCTGCATCGCGTGCCCTTCTCAGAAAGAGGAGGAAGCGTGGTTTGACGGCTTGCCCGACGCCGATAGCCTGCCTTCTGGGGGCCGGTACATGCTCATCAGCAAGCGCGGTGACGCCACCGTCCCGGTCCGCGTGATCCGCGAGTACGGCGAGAGCGCGTACGGCACGACGAGCTACGAGGTCCACATGGAGGACCACTCGAAGTTCCCGCCCAAGGGATCAATCGGCCCGTGCGGCTACATCGACCCGCTGAATTACGACAAGTACCGCGACGGCGTGCGGCTGCACCTCAACGGCAAGAAGGGCAGCCAGCTCCGCGCGAGCATGGGCGACATCTTCGTGCCCGAGGGCTTCAAGCTTCTCAAGTGCGCCCCTGGCGAGGACGACGCCGAGACAGCCGAGGACCAGGGCGCCTGCGGCTGCGGTCAAAGCGAGATGCCGCCGCTGATGCCGGGCAACCTGGCGGATGCCCAGCTCGAACTGATGGGCAAAACGGCCAGCCTTGAGGTCTACCACAACGGCACCGAGGTCACGATCAACAAGGAGGCGGCCCGCAGCCCGATCGCCGCGCTGGTGACGCTCGTCGAGCATCACGGCCTGCGCGAGGACGCCGCGCGCGAGATTCTCAAGCAGGCGGCCGCCAAGCGGAAGTTCTCCTGCCATGTGAAGTACGCCAACCCTTATGGCGCGCCGATGATGGTCAACCAAGGCCCGACCGCCCCGAGCGATCCGGGCCCGGTGATGGGCGGCGAGACGATCATGGGCGCCGACGTGCCGACCCAGATGGGCATCGACATCGGCATGCCGGTGGCGGACATGTCGGCCAGTCTCACGGACCGGCAGATCTACAACCCGAACACGCGGCTCGACAAGAAGGACGTCCGCAGCGTGCTGCAGGCGGCCCAGTCCGGCCAGAAGGAAGTGTTCGACACGGCGATGATCGGCAGCATGCTCCGCGCCGTCCGCGACGACTCGATGGTTGATCGCTACATGGGCGACCTGACCAACGGGCTCGACAAGCTCGGCCGCATCCTGTTCATGTTCTACTGGCACGGCGACCGGTTTGCTGATCGGTACGGCAAGTCTGACATGCCGGAGCTGGAGGACTCGCTGCGCAACGCCTTCGAGATGCTCGGCGACGTGATTCTCTTCCTCAAGCAGAAGACTATCGAGCCGTATCCGGAAGAGGTTGGCTCAGACGCCGATCTCTCTAATGTCGCAAGCGCTTAAAGGTGAAACATGGCAAGTACGATTTGGTCCGGCGAGACGACGTTTGAAGCAACCAGCGGTTCACAGACTGTAGTCCCGATTCGGGTGCCGCACCGCGGTATTCTCCGCGGCTACAGCCTCACGCAGACCAGCGGCGCCAACGCCGGTGCCGCCGCGGCTTTGTACACCAGCAAGCAGGACACCGCGCCAAACAACACGCTTCCCGCCGAGGCGTTTCACATTCTCGACATCACGCTACCCACGGCGGCCAAGGTCGACGACCACAGCGCCGAAGTTGCGTACATCAACCGAGATGGCACGCCCACGAACCCGCAAAGATATCTTTACTTGAAGATCACTCCGGCGGGGTCGGGCGCCAAGAACTTTGTGTTCTCGGTGACGATTGAAGTCCCGAAGATGGGCTAATGCTTCAAGCACTCCGCGATAACCCGCGCCGCGCACCGAACTGGCGCTGGCTGCGGGCTGTTCAGATCGACGGCGGCGGCCCCAAGGCGACTCGCGCCATGGACGGCGAAGAGGGTTTTGCCTGGATCCGCCGAGCGTCGCGAATGAAGCGGCGTTACGAAAAAGCAGGCAACCGCCCCGACGCGCTGTACCGGCTGATCCAGTATGACCGGGACATGTTCTGGGCGCACTCGATGTGGCTCGACGAAAAGCAACCCACGCGGTGGGCCGTCGAAGCCTGCATTCTGGCGGGTGAGGAAACCACGAAGATCGCTGAGCGCCTGGGAACCAATCCGGCGATCATCGAGGCATACGAGAAGGTGTTTTTCGACGTTCGAGACCGTCTTGCCGAGAAGCTTTACATCGTGAACGTGGTCATGGCCGACGCCGTGGTTCGCGGCGTTTCCGAACGCCAGTACGACCTGCTTTGGAAGCTTTTCGGTTATCACGGCGGGCCCCACGTCCTGGACGCTGTGATTTCCAAGGTTTCTCCGATCGCCAAGCCGGAGCGGGCGGACGACGTTGGCCAGTTCTTCCAGGACTTTGCCGTGAATACCGTGAAGCACAAGGCGGCCATCGCCACCTTGACCGTGCCCATTAACACCCACACCCAGCTGGCGATCATCGACAGCTTCGTGCAGTACTCGCAGATCGAGAAAACCAGCGAGAACGCCGGAAAGGCTCACGCCACGATCGTCGAAAATATCGGTGCCATGCTCGGCGCGTTGCCCTTCAAAATCGGCACAAAACTGGATTCGGCAGCCGACAAAATGTTACCGTATGACAATGGCGCGGCGGAGCTGCGCAACGACGAACTCATGATCGTGGCTGCGGGTGGTAAACTATCTACCCAGCAAACCATCGAAAACCTGCGGTTCCCGGGAGAATAACCATGCAGCCACTTTCCAAGGCCGCGGAAACCAAGCTAATCGGCGCCATCGAGCGCGCCGCGGCTTATGTGAACGGCGGACTGGCGCCCAACGACGCCATCGTGAAGAGCGCCGCCGAGTCCGATATTCCGGCGGGGCATATCAACCTCATGGTCCACGCCTACAACACGGGCCGGACCACCAAGCAGCGCGAACAGGGCAGCGACACCCTGGAAAAGGCGGCCGACTTTCCGCTCGCTGACGCGCAGACTGTGCTCGACGCGCTTTATCCCAAGGCCGTGAAGACCTCCGCTGAGATTTCACGCGCTCATGTGGTTTCTGCTGAATACGCTGTGAGCCCCGCCGGAATGCTGGCGCGCCGCAAGGCGACTCAGTCCAAGGAGGCGGCCGCAAAGATATCTTTGCCCGAGAAGACGTGGACCCCTCCGCCCCGTGACGAAGAGGCTGCTGCCCGCCGGGCTGCCTCGGAGAAGCGCGCCGCAGAGTTGGCCCAGCAGGAGCTGCGACGCCAGGCCACGGTTGCCTACACAAAGGCTGCTGCGGCGATGGAAGAGCTTCACGAGTATTTCCGTCATCCGGGCAATATGAGTTTCCAGGACGCCGTGCGCGAGACCGAGCTGCGCTACGGCGAAGACGGCGTTAACGTGCTGAACAAGCTCGCCGCCGTCTATCCGCATTTGACGAAGCAGGCCGCCACCGGTGACGTGTTCATGGGCGAGTGCCAGCCCTGCAAGCTGGCCGAGACCGTGCTCAGCGCGATCGAGGCTTACAACGAGGCGCAGGCGCGGGTGCCTGTGGCGAAGCAGGCCTCGTCAAAAAAAGCTGAACCAGCGGTCGTCACCGGGAGCATTCTGTACGACCCGGTCGCCGAACCGCTGGAGTTGAAGAACGCCATGGCCGCGGGCGATCGCTACGGCCTGGTCGATCCGCCGCGTAAAGGACAAGAGGGCGCGCCGCGACTCGGTAATAAAGGTGTCGAGGTCGACCCAGCGGCGCACGCGTCTTTTGTACAGCGCCGCCCGCCGCCGGGTGATCCGGCAGAATTTCGCCTGGTTATGCCGGACAGAAAGCGCGGCAACCCAATTTGGGTGCATCTGAACGAAATAATGGCTGAGGACGCATTCGACCGGATGAAGGCAGAGCAACTTGCGCACGAGGCTGCTAATCGCGCTGCGCGCCAGCAGCAACAGGCGGGCGGAGGTTCTGGCAACGGCGGATCTGGTGGTGGTGGTCCCGGCGGCCCGGGTGGTGGCGGGAGCGGCTCGCTTGTTGACATGCTGAATGCTTGGGTGGCGGGTGGTGCCGGTGGCGGTGGCGCTGGAGGTGGCGGTGGCGCTGGAGGTGG